TAGATTTACGGTGTTCACCCTTTTCCATGACTGTCTGTTCATAGATATCTTCAATCCGTTTCATTTACATCTGCTTCCTGATCAACATACTCAATAGGAGATTTGACAAAACTATTTGAGACTTCTCTACGTTGCATCTCTAGTTTATCTCCAACTCTGCTTGCCATATTATCTTGAAAGATTCTTTCTGCCTCAACGTTATTTCCTGAGACAATTGCGTTTAGTAAATCTTTTGTATCACTCATTATTGTTCTCCACCTTTCTCTGGTTCTTCATAATCAGGCATCTGGTCTGGTGAAATAACACCACCACCGCCGTCCTGTGGATATCTTGTAATACCGTCACCACCATCTGGCATATCAACACCACCTTCAAGGGGATCAGTATCAAGTTCTTTTCTAATTTGGTCACGCATCTCTGAGATTTCTGCGTCATTCATATTCAATACACGTTTGAGAACGTACTCTTTTGAGAAGAATGTTCCAATGTAAGATTGAATGCTGTCCAATGCATCAATGCGATCTCGTAGAAGTTCTGCCTCTTTCAGTTCTGAGAAGTGACCATCTTCTAGGAAGTCAAACTGAATATGCTCTTGCATATTTGGCCAGTCCTCTGGTGAGATTACACCTTTCAATAGAAGGTTTGTCTTCAAGAGGTCTACGAAGAGGGGGGTAAACTTCTTACGGATACGTTGTACGAACTTTGTAAATTTAAGTTCGTCTCTAGTAATTTCAGTTGATCTGCCGAGAGAGAAACCTTGCTCTGCTTCAAGTCTTGAAATCGGCACGTTAAGTGAACGGTATAGTTTCCGTTGGAAGTATACGATATCATCAATCTCTCCAAGATTAGAACCGCCGGGAAGTGTGGTAATCTCTGTTCCTCGACCACCTTCTCGACGTGGTAACCAGAAATCCTCCAACATACTCATATGATTTCGGTCATCACGAATCTCACCTGTGTTCGCATCGTAAACAAGTTTGTTACGATAACGATTCATAACGTCTTTTAGATACTGTTCTGCCTTAATTTTTGGTAGGTTACCAACGTCAATATAGAAAATTCTACGTTCTGGTGCGCGAGAGATACGATAGATTACCAACGCATCTTCAATCATACGCAACTGATTGACAGGTTTAATTGCTTTGTGTAGGTAAGAAAGAACTCTACCAGAAGCACTGTCAATCAAACCAGAGGGAACATAACAGATTGCATCCTTAGCAATACGAATTCCCTGACCAGTTCCGGTAGCATATCCACCCATACCAGCAAAACCCTTGTCATTGTACAAGAAGTATTCGTTGATGGCTTCAATCATATCAACTTCAGTCTTTTGGTCTTTCTTTTTCTTTGTCTCCCTAACCTTCTTAATCTTCATAGGGTCAATATTACGAACTTGTGTAATACCACGCCGAGGATTGTTTGTGTCAATAACTTTGTGGTAGTAGATACGTCCATCAACATACCACCGTCTAAAAATATCGTGTCCTTTGACACTAAAATCCAGCAGACGAAGAATTTCGTTGAACTCTTCACGAATTCTTTTCTTAATTCTTTCTGGATAGGGTAGATTGTCTAATGTGATTTGTACTGGAATGTCATTCGTATTTGCTACGATTGACTCATTTACAATATCTTCAACTGCGGCATCACACTCTGCCTGCAATGCAATATCTCTGTATCTTCGGATAAGGTCAATGTCTGACCTTTCACGCCCGTCTGTGTTGAGTACAGACGATAAAAAACCACCACCGGCAACATCAATTGCGCCGTCATCAGGAGTAGGGGTGGTGAATGTCTTTTCACCACCCTCTACTTCTTTGGTTGCTCTTTGAATTTGGAACCCAAAAAGTTGTGCCATAATATCTCCTACTAATTTCTACTATTTAGTAGGTTATTAAAAGTTCACGCCTGAAGCTTCAAAGTGTTGATATCTCCATGTTACTTCAAATTCTTCAATCGCATCTGCTGTGTCAGATGTTAGTTCGATTGCAGAAATTGTTGTTGGCCATGCACTTCTAAAGATATATGTCTTTAGCACTGTGTCGTCACGATCAAGTTGTTCCACTGTGAGGTCCGTCTGATAATCAGCAGGAGCAATCACACCAGTGTTATTTGCAAGATCGTTGATACCGTTACTCCAATTTTCCATCGCATTACGGATCATGAAGTCTGTGTCATTCATAAACGTGGTTGTCCATGTTTCATCAAACGTTCTGTCACCAGCAATGTAAATCTGCCTACCTCTGAATGGGATTGCAATCTCACCCAAAGTTTGTGCAGGAAGGTTGGAGGCACGAACTAGAAATGAAGTTCTACGAACATCAAGTCCAATCGCAATGCCGGGAGGTGGAGTGATCGTCACACGAAACTGGTTCGCACGAGCACCACCACCGATTAGGTTAGCTTTGAAATCGTCAATATTAGCCATGATTAACCTCCTACCTCACTAAACGATACGCCCGTTCTTACGGCAATAAAGTTCAGTGTAATAAAGTTAATGGAACGAGCAGGCTTGATGAAGATGTCACCAATAAACTCGTTGCGGTCAATCACCTCACCAGTGTTGTTTGTTGCGTCACAAATAACACTGAAGTCTGTAATACCTCTACGACCTTGGACATCACGAAGGAATGGTTCAACTAGGTTACGGAACTGTGCGCGAGTGAACTCATCGTTGAATTCGAAGAGTTGGAACTTAGCAGCAGTTGCGATTGCCTTCTCAAGAACCAAGAACAACCGACGCACGTTGATGCGGTCAAATGCACTTGGTTTGGAGAGAGCAGTCTTATCACCAAACAGAACCACACCTTGGCCTGGGAAATCAACCACAGGGTTGACCCTCGCACGATACAGACGATCTCTCTCTGCCTTCGTTGGGTTGAAGGAAAGTTTAATCGCACCGCGAACATTACCGCGATTGTATCCAGCAGGAGAGAACCAAGGGTCTGCAACACCATCTGTGTATGCACAAAGACCAGCCGTGTCACCATTCAATGGGACGAAGCGGAACACATCATTGTACTTATCATACATGTATTTGTATCCACTGTCGAATACCATGTAGGATGACGATGGGCAAAGGTCAAATCCTTCAATCACGTTACTTGCCTGTGTGATGTTAGATGTAACATTGACTGTCGCAGACCGATATGGTGATACGAAACCAACACAATCTTTCCTCAACTCACAAAGGTCTGTGATCATTGTTACATGAGTGTCCATTCCAGAAGCACTATCTGCAACAGCAGAACTTGGACCACCCAGAACTAGGTTGATGTCAAGCGATTCTGTGTCTGCGAACTTGTCATACGCGAGAGCAAGTTCACCAGCGGTTACTGCGTAGTCGTCTGTGCCACTTGCAAGAGTATTCACAACAGGTGCGTTGACAGCAGTGTATGCTGAAGTTGTATCCGTACCCCAGTTAGAACCAGCGCTTGTATGGTCCATCCAGTAGATGTACTCAGACTGACGATAAATCACATCAGGATAGTAGTTTGAACCACCCTGTGCGGTCTTTGCGACAGGGTTCTTGGACATGTTTGCGAATGTTTCAAGAATACCGTTTGTACGATTACCAACAGTATCTACATCAAAACCAGTGAGGTCACCAGTTGTATCATAGACACAAACATGAAGTTCATCACCAGAACCGCGGCCGTTTGCAGTGGCCCACTCTGATGTGCCTGGGGCAGCATCAAAGAGGTCATAGAACCTCCAACGTCTGCGAATAAAGGTGTTATCTGGAATAATTGCCTGAACACCAGCACCGTTAGGATCGTCTTTTAGACGAACTGTAAGGTCATGTGTGGCAATCGCAGTGATTTCATACTCATTACCTTCATCCCCACTGATGTGAGCAAAGTTAGTAGCAGTTGAGGACGCATCAGCGGTTGAAAACGAAATAAGGTCACCAACGCTAAACGCGGTTCCATCATCAACTTTAATCGTTGTGGCACCAACCGCATCCTCACCAACCGTCTGGTTAGAAGAACCAAGGTTCTGTTCGTATGCGGTGGCATTACCACAGATGGAAACACCAATACCATTTGCCCAAGTACCAGCAGTTCTTGCAGCCCACTCACCAACAGATGCCTGACCTGTTGAGAAAGCATTAAGATAATGGTCTGTATCCCGAATAAGGATGGCAGAACCAGATGCAACAGCATTTACGATACCTGATTCTACACGAACCACTCGTAATGCATCGCCATATTGTAGAAAGTTTGCCGCTGTGAAGAAAAATTCGAAATTATCTCCCTGCGGTTTACCAAAGACTTGTACCAATTCCTGTTCAGATGAGATTGCTGTTACAGTAGAAACTGGACCCTTTTCGAAAGGACCGGCAATCGCACCAATAGAAGTTGATACAGCGGGAACGACATTCGTAAGATCAATTTCTCTTACATGAACGCCAGGTGAAACTAGAAATCCCATTGTTTTACTCCTTAGTTAAAGAGTTGTTATTCTCTAAAGATATTTATAAAAAAGAAGTTTTAAAAACCCCCGATTTATAAGTGTTATATCATATAAATAATTTTATGAATGAACATTATGAGAAATACAAAGATACCATCAAAAAGGTATCTAGGAGAAACTATCAGAAGCGTAAGATACTTCTGGAAGAGTTTCTAGTTGATAAATCTTGTAGACACTGTGGTGAGTCTGAACATGTGTGTCTCAAGTTCTATCCTCATGATGCAGAGATACGCAAGGTATCAAAGAGAGTTGGAACAAGTGATGAGAGCCGAAAAGAGGTCTTTCATCTCATAGACCAATCAGTTATCCTCTGTTACAACTGTTATATCAAGAAACATCACGATTTAATCGAATTTATTTGACCTATATATAATTATAGTGATTTGAGTCATAAAGGAGTATCATTATGAAATCATTAATTTATGGGGTATTTACCCTACTATTATGCATGTCTTCAGTTCATGCATCAACACCCGCAAAATTTATTATAGATACTGGACCTTATGGTGTACATAGTTGGTTTATGAAAGGTATCAAAGACGGTGCGTTTTCTAAA